CCGCCACCACCTCCGCCGCCTCCGCCGCCGCCATTATTCTGCTGTACTGTGGAGTACCTGCCATTTGGATTTACTTGGTTGTACAACGCTTGAATTTGAGCTGTTGTCATACCAACGGCAGCACCCATAGCAGCAGGGTCTACGCCCCAAGTATCCATTTCTTTGGCAATTTGTGTGTTTGCAACAGTGCTATTTGATGTTCCTCCTGGAACGCCAGCTGCCAATTGAGCAGCATACACAGCATTGTTAATGTCAGTAGTAGCTCCCTTTGTGCCCAGTTGTGCATCGAATGATGAAACATTTGCAGCTGCAGGATTGGCTAAACTTTGCGCTGAATAAGGATTGTTAATAGATGCAAGATATGCTTGAACTGCTGCGGGATCGGCGTGTGTTGCAGCTTCGGCCGCCGCTAAAGCTGCTGGGTCAGAAGTATTAAGTCCGGTTTGCTGGATGTAATTTCCCATTTGCTGCCCGGTATAACTGGTATACGGAGATCCAGTAGCAGCTTCATTTTGTACCCCTACCGATACGGGGATATTGTTTGCTGTATCGGCAGAAGCCACAGTAGCCGCAAAAGGATCCGACGCAGCCAAAGGGCTGTTTAATGCATTTGCATAATTAACTTGTTGTTGAGTTACGCCAAATTGATTTTCAGCTGCTGTAAGCGCATCACCAGACAAATTATTTTGAGCAATATAGTCTGATATTTGTTGCGGTGTATATGTAGCATTGATATTGGGATCAGTAGATCCGCCTGCATCAAAACGTCGTGCTATGCCTCCATGAGCATAACCCTGATAAGCCGGCCCGCCTTGATTGAGCGCAACAATCCCACCCGTAGCAGCGCTAAACTGACATGCAGGAATTCTTGCAGCAAGCGTCATTTGCTGGCTGTAAGGGTTGTAGTTGTATCGGTTAATGTACTGCGTAGGAATCTTTGCGGGCGATACTGAGTTGGGTTTTGCGGCAGACTTGAGCGCCATTAAACCAAGCGCACCAGCTCCGGCCACTTGATAAGGGCTGGCATTTGTATAAGCGTTTTTAATCGTGTTCCAAACTCCACCGCCAGTTGTTCCTTGCGGTGACATGTTTCCAGGCCCAAAACCAATATCTAAAGCTCCGCCTGATCCTGGAGTTCCCAATCGCTGGGCCGCTGCCACGGCTGGATCAACGGGTGTAATTGCTTGAGACACAGCAGTTGGTGTTGCTGCTTGAACAGGAGTTTGAGCGGCCGGAAATCCTTGACCCGTATACGATGGGGGAGGACCATAAGGATCGGGCCCATAGTTTGGCGTTGCTTCTGGATTAATCACAGGAGCAGGGGCAGTAGGAGTTGGTGACATGTATGGATTTGATGGCGTTGATGCACCACTTCCAGGAATCGTATTTGTATCAGGCTCAACCATTGATGGTGTTGAAGATGAAGTTGTGGGCGACCCCATTAAACTTCCAACGCCATAAGCCAACATGCCGTTTGTCACAGCCTGACCAATATTCCCGCCGTTTAATAAAGTAACAGCTCCACCAGCAAGACCGCCCAATCCTGCTGTACTAATGCCTTCTAAAGCGCCGCCTTCAGCACCCAAATCAAGTCCAGCTGGGCCCATAAAATAAGCAGCAACCGCTGTCTCGGCCATCTTCCCAATGGTACTTTTACCAAGGTCATGGACGGCGTTAGACGCGCTATTGAGTACATTGCTAAAGATGTCAGACATGGATTTGCTCCAATAATAAGTTTAAGTTTACCATTTAGCCCACTTTCCAGCTAGTACCATTTGAGTACACAGGAACAGTGTTTGTTCCACCGCCTGTAACTGTTGCGCCAAAAGTGGTGGTTGTTGAATCTGATACAAAAGTTCTAGTTCCAAGGTTTGAAGTAGAAGCTGTTGGCAACGTTGCCACCGTATATACAGTGGTATTTGTAATATATGCGTTGTTTATGATGGTCAAAAATGAATTCAACTGATTTAAGAACAAACGCAAAACATTGGCCATTTGATTTTGATTGGCTGGATCGTATTGAGCAGGCGCCAACGGAAAGTTGGGTACAGCTGGGTTATTGGGTTTTGTAGCCATTAACGTCTTCCATCCTGACGAATATCAAAGCGCACAGCACCCAACTGCCAAGTGGTCCCAATTTGATTGGATTCCATCTTGAAGATCAGCTGACGACCACGAATCCTGGTGTAAACAATGCCTGTAAATTCATCGGTAACGGTATAGCTGGAGCCCTGATAAGTCACTGTCTCTGTATTGCCAGTCCCTGTTCCTGATCCTGAGCTGGTCAAAGGATAAAGCGTCATGGTGGCTTGTGGCGTTGTAGAATTTGACCCGGTAAATGTCACATCAGGCAGCATACGCCAGACAAACGAGAAATGATCCCCTTGCTGAATATCAAATTCAGATGATTGGATATAGGCATCAATAGCTACAGGTGTGCCGGTAGAGACGTCATCAACGCCGCTTTCTTGATTAAGAAGCTGGCCAGTTCCTGTTGAAGCGTTATAACTAGCGCCAATAGGATTGGACTGCAATGTTGTATCAAGCCAAGCAGTTCGGCTCATTGTCCCGTAATACCAAATTTTATCAACGTAGTTATACACAACGTAGTTGTTTGGCACAGTATCAGTTCCAGCGCAATAGAACCACCATACTTCATTAAATCCTTCAACCGTGCTGCAATAGACTTGTTGATTCTGTTGGGCATTGATGTTTTGGAATACATAGCGACGCAGATCACAATTAAGCGTATTGACTGCGCCACCGCTATACATGTAAAACTTATCAATTCCCATCCAGTAAACAACGCCAGAAGCATAGATAGCCGCGTTAGGACCGATGATGGAGATGTTTTCACCCATCAACTGAGTAGCCCAAACAAAAGGAGGACCAACATACTGAAGTGAATAAACAGCTTGATCCGTGATCGTTACAATCTCTTGTCGAGTCTGAACGGTAGTCACAATCTGTGAACCATGAGACAAACGAATACTACCGGCCTGGTTTGTAATATCAGGGTACCAAACCAATGGATTAGCTTGATCTGACCAGCGAATCAACATCGGATCCAGCACTGAAGACTGGTACGCATTTGTTCCAAACACGATCACAAACCGTGAGCTGTCCGATACAGTCAATACATTCTGATAGATGGGCACATCACCAAGATCAGAAATATAAACGCCAGAACCCGTGCTTGAAGTGGGCAACGGAGACCCGCCAGGAGTTGAGGCAAGATTAAACGTTGTGCCTGTTGTGTTGGTCACATAATATGTAGTGTTCGCTGATAAGCCAGACGGCATTGATCCAGTTGCGTTGAGCTGAATGCTCGAGTTATTAGGCAAAGATACACCACTGGCTGTAACAACACCAGGGCTGGCGCTTGTGACTGTGACAGATCCGCCTAACGAGCTGAGCAAAACACCGGGATTTGCAGTCGTATTAACAGCGGGTTGCCAATAATAAATACCACCACCACGAGGTCCGTACAATAAGTTTTCACCATAATTGTAGGCGTTCCAAATCTGTAGATTTGTTTTTACAGAGCTACCCGTACCCCAAGGACCTGAACCCCAATAACTTGCACCCCAACCCGTAAATGGAACTTGATAAGCTGGTCCTGTATTAAGCTGGTATGTTGCAGTTACCGTTCCGCCTCCGGGCGAGCCAGATACATCTGACGCATTAGCCGTGGCAGTTGCAGTAAATGTGAATGAGTTAACGCTGGGTACGGTTGTAATCTGGTACTGTTTGTTTAAAACTGCGCTGGTAATATTACCACCTAGACCTGTTGCCCCGCTAAAAGTTACAAAATCCCCGGCAATAGCGCCATGCGCCGTAGCAGATACTGTAATGGTAGAAGAACCTAATGTGGCCGCAAAAGGATTGGTGAGTGTAGCAACCGATCTGACGGGGGTGATGTCAAAATATTGATTGCCAAGCGTAACGTAAAACTTTAAATTAGTACCAACCGCTACAAAGTTTTGATTGGATAAAGTGATCCAGTTCCACAATAAACGGCACGCACCTAAAAATGTATAGCTTGAATACTGCGTCCACCCGCCGATTTTCTCAGGCATTCCTTGCCGAAACCGCACTTTGTCAGACTGATACCAACCACCTTCAGTGTAATACTGGGTGTTCTCGCGGTTGACGCCGGGTCTCCATTGTGGCTTTATTAAAGGCATAGTTGTATGCAGTTAAGCGCCCAGAACGGCAAGCGCATGTTGAGTCAGTTTAATGCGTTCCTCAAGGCCAAATGTACCACCATTTATGCGTTTTGTTAAGCCCTCCCAGTTTTCGGCTTCGGCCAAATCATTGCATCCGTGGGTTTTCCAAAACCACCCAGCCGAAAGAGCAGCGTACATGGGGGTAGCTACGAGCTGGGGCTCGGCAACGAGGTCTTTGCCTACGGCTTGCCCAAAATGCCAGTAGTTGTCGTGCCCGGTCAACTGTATACATCCACGCCCGTGGAATCTCCACCCATCTCCGCTCTCTTCCCCCCTGTTTCCCATTCGGCTGGCGTAAATCCGGTTGGCAATCTTCTGGGGATTGTGGGCGTAAACGGCAAACTCGTCGGGTTTAAACTTGTGGCCAAACAGCTTTTGAAGGGTTTCTGCTCGATAGTTGAGGTTTTCTTCCAGTGTTTTGAAATGGTTGCACTCGTGTGAACACTGTCCAATAAACGCAGCTTGGCGCTTAACATCGTTGATTCCAAACGTCGTAAAGGTTGTGGTCAAAGGCTCGGACCACTCAGGCCCAATCCCTAGCGCGTGCAGTTTTTCTGTGCTAATCATTTGACGCCCTCATTGACAGTCTGCATCACTGCTTGGTATTGGGCGATACAGGCGTTGAGACTTGTGATGGCTGTGTCTCCGTCTGCTGCGATACCGATAAGAGCTTTGACAGTCTGTCGCTCAGAGTCGGACTCATGGGTTGTATTTCCGCTGGCAGAGGAGGAACTTGAATCGGCTTGTACACTACCGGAGGGGCAGAGGCGCAAGCTGCCAGCATCAGCACTAGCAGTAAGACTAGCCTGTTTGGTTTTAATGTCATTTTTGGCCTGCTTCAGTTGGCTGGTGGCTCTTGCGAGCTTTTGTCCGAGCTCTGCTTCTTTTGCGCGAGCTTCTGTATTAAGCCGCTCAATTTCTGCTTTATCTTCTGCAACTCTTCTTTCATAACCATTAATATTCGATACATAAGCCAAACCTCCTAAAGTTAAAAAAATACCACAAACTTGCATTAACAAAGAATAACCTTTGAAAATTGGTAATAAATTAGTTATTTTGCTTAATATGTATAAAACAATACCTAAAAAAAATGCAGATATTGCAAAATAATAAATTAAATTACTAAAAAAAGAAAACATTAAACTTAACATTTTTCCCTTTGATATAATGTCGAAACCCATAGGCATTGCAGTGCCAATGAGTTTCTAATCAATCGACATGGAGGTGTCTCATGACTAATTTCATTTTAACGCAAGAATATTTACATTCAATATTGGATTACGACTCCAATACTGGAATTTTTGTTTGGAAAAAAAGACTTTCACAACGTGCAAAAATTGGCAAAACTGCTGGATCAATGATTCAGGGTTATTTGGAAATTGGTATACATGGAAAATCTTATAAGGCTCACAGATTAGCTTGGCTTTATGTTTATGGTGTTTTCCCAAAATTATCAATCGACCACATAAATTGCATTCCAAATGACAATAGAATTTGCAATTTAAGAGAAGCAAATGCTTCTGAAAATGGTCAAAATAGAAAAAAACTTGGTGTTCATTTTGACAAAAGACTAAAAAGATTTTGTGCAAAATTAATGTTAAATAGAAAAACAATATTTTGTGAATATTTTTTAACTGAAGAAAAAGCAAATGAGGCTTATTTAAAAGCAAAAAAACAACACCATCCATTTGCAACAAATTCATAGTCCTGCCCTTGCTTGTGCCATTCTCTCACGCTCATGGTCAGCTTCTAGCGTAGGAGGACTCATGGGTGGTGGAGGAGGCGTCCAGTTTGGGGCTGGGGCAGTCATGATAATAGGCGCAGGGGGCGGTGGTGGAGGGGCTACATAAGCCGCTGTATTGGCCTTTGCCGCGTTCATCATGTTGGTGGCCTCATTGCTGATACCTTTGGTCATAATTCCACCTATACCGCCCACAATAAGCAAAACAATGTCATTTAGCATTTTGGTGAATGCCTGGTCAATTGGAGCCATAGCCTTGATTGGCTGGCTCACAAACATCACGCTATAAATCAGCGTGACCACAATAAAGAACAGAATCAAGGTCACCACAATAATCACAAAGGCCCGAACTCGGACCTCTATGTCATCTGCACTGAGGCGTTCCTTGGGGCTGTTGAGGAATGCTAGAAGTAGTTCCTTCAATCTTTTTCTCCAAAATAGGGGCTACTAAATAGTCTGGGCAATCTTGATCAAACTCACACCTCGGACGCTGGCAAACGGCATCATTAAAATGCTCAGGGTCTTGGCATATATACCGATAAGAATCGTGGCAACCTGTACACAAAAGCAAAAAAAGTATGCATGACAACCTCATCATGTATACAAAAATCCATTTTTTAATCATTTTCCCTCAATCCTTGTCAATGCCTTGTTGACCCTGAGTTCCATCTGCCTAACATCTACATACATCCAAGCAATCAACGGAATCAACAATAACAAAATAACCAACAGAAGAATAATCAGTAGGATGGCGAGTGAGTCAGACTTATTATCATCAGCCATATCCACATTAGCATCAGCACTGTAATTGCTGAAGCCACCATTCTTCCCCTGATTAGATCTGCCTTTTGCCGCCGTTGCCATTTTGCCCTACGCTCCTTCAGCATTTCTTCCCGTCTTGCAAGCGCCTGCACATTGGCAATGTGACCGATTTGCTGATTGACCCGAGTATACAAGTCCTTTAATTCATGTGGGACGTGGTACACCATGTAGTCACTCAGCTCCTGATTCAGCTTCTCCATCTGCAAATTGGCAATCGTGATCTTGATTGCAGCCTCTTGGCCTTCATCGTTATTTGCATGGAGAGCAAATTCTTCCTGTTCTTTGACGTAATTCTTCAGCGAGTTATACGCTTGGAAGAACTTGATGAGAGCATCACTGACCTGTTGGTAAATGAGGTTCTCATCAAACTCTGGAGGAGGCTCCTTCTTTTTCTTGACCTTCTTGGCGGGTTGAGCAACTTGTGGTTGCTCTTCCTCTTTCTTGCCGAATACGGCGCTCAAGAACCCAAGAAGACCTTTGGCTTTCTTTTGTACTGCCTTAACGTCCTTGACAACTCCATCAACTTCATGGGCAATGTCAGTAACAATCTGGCGCCCTTCTTTGTACATCTCGCAAGCGTCTTTGCAGAGCTTGAAAGCGCCAGAAGCAAGGGCGACAAGGGTGAACGGATCAATTTCTACACCTTTTCAATGATTGCGGTTGATGTATCTCTGTCAATTCTCATCTTGCCAAAACAACAAATGTTCCAGTCTTCACCATCTTGCTCGCTGAATGATGGCACATTGATCTGAACGTTCTTGAACAGATATTCTTTTGTGCCTTCAAACACTCGCCAGACGTGATCTTTCGTACCCCTACCGGGCATTCCTCGCGTCTTGTTAAACCGGATCGAATATTTCAAACCACTTCTGCTGGCGGCGACATTGGAGCTGTCGGCACTACCATCATATTGAAGTGTATGAATCGGAGCGGTTTGTCTGACGCATGTCTGCTGAAAGAGTGTGCGAGCCATGAGTTTGTAAAGAAAAATTGACCGGGTTTTGGCGCAAATCCTATCACATTTGATGCAGGAGTGATGTAGTTTGGATTGTCTTCTGGCAAACTAATTTGCACTTTGCCGGGTCTTGGGTCATGAAACATCACGTTTGAGCTGCCTTCTGGACAGTCAATGAAGTAAAAACCAACGATTTGAATCAAGCCATTGTGCGTGTGTTGCTCCATCAAGGAGTGCTTATAGTGTTCTTGGCACCAAACCGATTCAATGCTGGTGCTTAAATTCTTCATTGCATACCCTTGGCCATACAAAATGTACCAGGATTGCTCGCCCACAAACTGACAAAATGCTGCCATGCGCGGGTCTGTGTAAATGTTGGCCGTCATGTGAGCAGGATAAATCTCATCCAGCTTCTGAGTCTTTCTGATGAACTCAAGATGTTCGTCAGTAACTTGTTTGGCGGCTTCTAAAAACTCAGGTTTATCCGATGTATAAAGCGGAGTGGTGAAGTAATGCCCTTGCGTAAGAGGGCTTACTTCTGAAGGATTTGCCACTTCTGGCGAAGATCCGTCCATTATTTCAGCTTGCCCAAAGTCTTGGCCAGATTTGCCATCTTTGCCACTTTAGGGTTTGTTGATTTGGCAGCCTTTGCCATTTTCTTGGCGGGGATTTTCTCCCCTTCAGGCACGCCCAGCGCTTTGTGAAGAGCGCCTTTGTGCTTGGGGTTGATGGCTTTCTGTATCCACTTAGTTGCCATTTGGCGCCTCGGCTGGTTGCTGGACTTGTGGTGCAGCTTCTTTTTGAACTTCTTGGATCAATTGGAATACTTCTTGGAAAGGTCTAGTTCCCAAGTACGCCATGATGTTATTCACGAGTGTGGTTGATAAAGTTACTTTGTCCATTATGCGCTCCAAGGCAATGGTTGTGTTGTGGGGGAAACTGGGGGGTTTTCTAAACTATTGATTTGTCCTTGCACGTTTGCTTCAAAGTTAGCAATACCTTGAGCACCTAAAGACTCTTGCACCCAACCGATAACCGTGGCTTGAGTTAATTGTGCGTAGGGTGTGAATCCTGCTTGGGCATCAGTAACTGGGTATTGAGTGTTTCCACCAATACTAGCTGTGTGAGTGCCATCTGTACCTGTTAGCTCCCAGTTGACATTAACAACATAGCCAGCGTTTGTGCCACTAGGCCATTGTTGCATTGATGTGATCGTCCATGTCCATTGATTGATTGTTGCCATAATATTTCCTTTTGGAGGTTAGAAGCCAGCCACGCCAGCAGTTTTGAGAGCAGCTCGCATTGAGTCATTGTCTGCTTTGAGTTCTTTTATTGCGTTAATCATGTGCCACATAATATTACCAGTATCCAACCCAAGAACACCAGTAGATTCTGTTTTAACGCAATCAGGAAGAATAGTTTGAAGTTCTTGAGCAATCACACCCAATTGAACGCCCTTGATGTTAATAGCATCTGTAGGCTTTAGGGATGGATCAACTTCTTCTGGCAGTCTGTATTCAAAGTTTTTGATTTGAATTTGAACAATTTTGTCTAAACCTACATTATTGTCAACAATGTTTTTCTTTAATCTTTGGTCTGAAGTTGTAGACCATGAGCTTGAATTATTGCCTTGATATACACCGCCACCACCAGCATCAATATATCCTGTAGTAGAGCCTTTACCAGCAACAGAATCACCACGAGTTGTTATTACAATTTCATTTGTATCTGCGCCCGAACTACCTAAAGTTGGTTGATAACCTATACAAATGTTTCTTCCACCAGTTGTTATTGCATAACCAACTCCTTGATAACCAGCATAAGAACCAAGACAAACATTGGCTCCGGGAGTTGTTATTGATGCGCCAGCTTGATAACCTACTGCTGTGTTGTTAGCGCCTGAAGTAATTGCTTGAATGGCTTGAGAACCCAAAGCAGTATTATTTGTTCCTGTTACACCACCACCATTACCACCTAAAGCACTATATCCAATACCAGTATTGTCATTAACAGTTGACCAATACCCAGCATAAGAACCTAAAAATGTTGACCTAGTTCCTGTGGTGTTGCTATACCCTGCTTGGTATCCTACTGCTACGTTGTAAGAGGCTGTGGTGTTGGAAAATAAAGCAGAATCACCAACTGAAACATTGTAAGTGCCAGATGTGTTTTGATAACTAGCCAACCTACCAACAGCCGTATTGCTGTCACCTGTTGTTTTTGCAAGAGCAGCATATCCAATTGCAGTTATGTTATTTATTGCTCCAGTTGATCCACCTAATGCGCCACCAGTACCATAACCAACACCTACGTTACTTGTACCTGTTGTGTTGTTGTAAAAAGATTGATAACCTACTGCTGTATTGTTAGATGCTGTGGTGTTGGATTGAAGTGCATAGGCTCCAATTCCAACATTGTTTGTTCCTGAAGTGTTTGATATTAAAGAGCTATAACCAAATGCTGAATTATTATCCGTAGTATTGGAATTTAAAGCACCAGACCCAAAAGCAGAATTATTTGAACCAGTACTATTTGAATACAAAGTGGAATTACCAAAAGCAGAATTGTATCCACCAGTTGTATTTGTATATAACGCACTATTACCAAAAGCATTGTTTCCATTTGGTGTTGTTTGTGATCTAAGAGCATTTTGCCCAAATGCGTTGGAATAGCCTCCAGAAGTATTACTGGATAATGCACTTGCTCCCACCGCAGTATTAGTAGATACAGAACCTGCACCTTGTCCAACAGTCAACCCATGAATGGTGATGTCATTGGTAATTGCAGATGTAGAACCACCTAACGCAACAGATGTTCCACCAATGGTTATTGTGCTATTCACAAGACCACTATTGGGCAATCCTGTGCAATTGGTCAACGTACCAGACGTAGGTGTTCCCAATACAGGAGTCACCAAAGTAGGAGATGTGTTCAACACCACGCTACCTGTACCCGTAGATGTAGTCACACCCGTACCACCATAAGAAGTACCCAAAGCATTTGTCAGATTCAGTGTGTTAATTGTGGCGGTTGTGCCGTTGAACGTAAAGTTGGCTGAGTCTGTTTCCAAACCGCCTGTAGTGCTGTACACCACACGGCCTGAAGTTAAACCTGAATTTGTAATCGAAGTCGCAGTGATCGCACCGAACGTATTCAAAGAGCTGACTTTAGCCACATCACCAGAAATCGTGTTGTAGAACACAATCGCTGTTTCACCACTAACAATACCCACTCCCGTACCGCCAGATTTTTTGATCGTGATGGCGTATCCGCCTGTGGTGGCGTTAGTGATTACATATGTTTTGCTGGTGGTTGGAACAATGATGTTCCTTGCAGCCGTTCTGGAGCCCGAACAGTTCAGGACATAATACTGAGCAACTGTAGAATTTGTTGCAGTTGAAGTGAAACTTGAGCTATTGCTTCCGTTACTGACGGCAAGCGTGATGTCTGAGTCCTGCGTGATGTTGTTCACGCCCGCAATGGCAATCTCAACAAGCTCTGTTAAGCCATTGTTTACATCGTCACCCCAGACACCTGATTCTTGTCCTGTGACTGGTTGGGCAAGACCTAAAAGAGTTGTGTTGTTAATCGACATAATTTTATCCTGTTGAAATCACCGTCCAATTTGCCGTCTCACTGTCATCAATTGTAGACCAGTCAGGGGTTTGAGCGTCCCCCACATTCTGCCATGAAGGAGTCTGGCTGTCATCAATTAAACTCCAATATACTGCAATTACATTACCGACTTGTCCTGATGCTGTAACCCCAACCAACTGAGCCGTTCTAGCCCCCATCGTCACCGTTCCAGCTACCCCTGTTGCCCCAACACCTGTCAAAGCAATCGTGACATTAGCACCAACTGTACCGACATTACCCTTCGCAGTTGCTGACCCCAGAGGAACCGACAAAGCTCCTACAGCTCCAGTGGCATTATTGCCAGACAAAGCCTGACTTGGGTTTGCCGTAACCGATCCAACCGCACCAGAAGCACCAACACCCGAGATGGCAATCGTGAGGCTTGCACCAACAGAACCCGGCGCTCCAATCGCTACGTTACCAATATCTCCATCGGTATTGTTGGCCACCATCTGACCAACTGCACCAGCACCCTGAACACCAGAAATGCTGACCGATTTAGCGCCTGTAACTGTACCTACAAACCCGCTTGCCAGAACTCCAGACAACGCCGTAGTGTTGCTGACAAGAACCGATCCTACGCTACCACTTGCTCCTACACCAGATAGGGCGATTGTGATATTGACTGTGGGGGCTTGAACCGATCCGGATGCGCCAACTCCAGTTAGGGAAATGGTAACGTTACCAGATACAGACCCAACATTACCCGAAGCAACGACACCGCTTAAATTACCAGTATCCGCTTCGCTGACATTTCCAGTTAAACCTGCTGCGCCTACACCAGATAAAGCGATTGTGATGCTTGGAGTCTGAGTCCCTACGCTACCTGATGCGTTAACGCCATTTACAGGAGGTCCATAGAAAACATTTCCTACCGCACCCGATGCACCAACACCAGAAACCGCTACGCTCTCATTAGGAGTGACTGTTCCAGTATTACCTACACCACCAACGCCAGACAGAGCAACAGTAACATTAACGCCAACTGTCCCTACATTACCAGAAGCTACGTCTCCTGAGAGTAAAGTTTGCCCCTGCCCCCACGGGCCAGCACCCCAATTACCGCTGCCCCATCCAGCCACAACTCACCTATTAGGTGGTTGACAAACGCAATAAAGCAGTTGTCGTTGTGTTGCTGGGCATGGTCAACGTAAATGTTCCGGCAGTAATGGTTTGTGAACCAAAGGTGTGAACTGATACAGCCTTATTAGATTGGCTTGAGTTATAGATCAAAACCGTATCAAACGCAGTGGTCAAGGTCACTGTGGAGTAAACCAAGTTAGCCGAAGGCGTCCAGTATCCTACACCAGCCGTTGCAGAGCTATTTGTAGAAGATGGATTGTTTGCGTTTGTGACTGCAATACCGCCTGCTGTATAACCAGTACCAGATACTTCACCAGTAGCAGAATATGTTGTTGTAGCCGCATTGATCGTAGCGGTTGTCACATATAAAGCAGCCTTGAATGTATCGGCAGTATTTGCTGTATGGGCGGGGTTAGAAGAACTAAAGTTGTGCGTAGCGCTCAACAGTTCGCCTAAGAAAGAAGTGCACATTGATTGAGTGTTAGCCAATTTAAGCTCCTTATGCCATTGATGCGGCGATTAAATCCATAAAGGGTGATTTTTTCAAAGTTACATGAGCGGAGCGGTGTACCAATTCGTCGTTCAAATAGTACTCAACCCAAGTCGTGTATTCGTTTTCGTTGTCAACAGAACCTTCTTTCTTCACCAGAAGAGAGTCGTCCATTTCGCCTTTTGTAGTCGTGACAAGCATTATGCGATCCTCAAAATTGCGTTTGTGTTGGTGGCTGCGGGGAACTGAATCGTGAATGATGTGTTGCAGACTTTGTCTGAACCAAAATCCAAAATCGCTACCGAAGCATTACTTTGACTTGCATTGTAAATCAGAGCACCCCGCGCTGTAAATGAAGCTGGATTCCAAACCACATTTGCAAAAGACCAGTACGCCACAGTCCCGCCGGTTGAACCAGAAGTTGGGGTTGTTGTGATGGTCAATGGTTGGCCGCCTTGTGTGTATCCACCGCCAGTTGGAACTTCGCCAACCAAAGCTGTTGAATACTGGGTTGTGGCTGCATTGATGGTTGCGTTTGAAGTGAACAAAGCAATGTAAAACGTGTTTGGACTGGTCGGCCCAAAATTGTGAAGCCCTTGAGCAAGCTGCACTTTGAAGCTGGTGGTTGCGGTCTGTACTATGCTCATGTGACTTTCTGCCTAAACTGACCGTCTCTGTACGCATCCTGACGCTCCATACCATCGCCAAGACGTTTAGCAAGAGCAAGCGCTTCAACATACTTCTGGTTGTAAAGCGTCATCATGTCGGTCTCACCCTTCATGAAAGTGTAAGCCTCAACAAGAGAGCCGTAAAGAAGTACGGTGTCAAAATTGTCGCCAAGCCAAGAAGTACCAGACGGGTTATTAGTCGTGTCTGCGATAGACACAGGGTAATAGTAATAATGCAGTTCAGCAGTATAAGCAGCGTCAGGAGTAGGCCCCATGATGAAGGTGAGTTCATTTGTTATCGCTCCCGACGTCACAGTTGGTCCAAACAAAGCATAATATTGTGGCGTGCCGTAAGCTACTGGATTTCCGTAGACTTCGCGAATAAAGTTGACGTCTTTGTTTATCAAGTACAAAAAGTTGCCTTGAAACGTCACATTACCAGATACGGTACCCGTTAAAGCCAGATTAAGTGTAATTACAAGTCCGTTAATATTGGTCACCGTAGCGCCATTTGGTATTCCTGTACCAGTCACAATTTGACCTAACGCCACGTTGGTATTTGACCCAATCGTAATGGTGTACGTGCCAGACGTACCCGTGGCTGTAGTAGTTGTGGTCTGGTAAATGGCCAATGAATAAGGCGCCAAGAAATCACTTGGCGTAGCCAAATACTGGTTGTACTGTGTAATGGCTCCCGTCACATTTTTGCGCAAAGACGGAAACTGAACCGAGTTGTAAATGCGCTGCTCAGCTTGTTCAACAAACGTAGGAATATCCGCTACGAAAGTCGTTTCGTAGTTTTGTGTGTAATCCTGTATCAGTTGTTTAAGCTGAGTGTAATTCACGCCATTGGTCCTCTGGCCATCACGCCACGTTCAGCAGCTCCGGTACCACGAATCTTGATGCCATCAGTCTTAGCGGGCTCGTTACCCGCAGACTTACTGAAGCTACCAATAGACATATCCAGTGTGTCCGCCTTGCTCATGTTAGCGCGTGCGTCTAGGTCTGTTGCTGCTTCTTTGTAGCGGGTAGCGTACAAATCTGCAGGGCCATTGTCGGCATTTCTGCCTTGACGAATAGCAGGGCTATTTTTGGTTGTTGGTTTAACTTGGTGTTTCATATTAGCCTCCACGGCCAGTAGATCTTTGGTTTGCTGCACGAGCCAAGTTACGGCCCATAGCCTTCATGGCTTGACCGGTGACGCCGCCTTTGGCCATCTTGTGGATTTTGCCACCTTTCTTGAGTTTGCTCAAGTCAGTGTGCTGACCTTTGTGCTCTTGTTTGTCGTGCATACCAAAAGCCTTTTTAATCAGCTTCTTGTCTTCTTGAATGTCATCATGTTTAGCCATTTTTAGCTCCTACGTTGTAACTACTGTAACTGTACCCACTTGCACCGCTGGAATCAAATTGTTTTGCGTCAAAACAGTATCAAAACTACTTGCTCCACCCACAGGGGCCCAGCCCCATTGAAAAACTCTGCTACCACCACCAATACTTCCAGTAGAAGTCACACCAGAAGCGTAGTATGTGGTGTCGGGACGGGGGTCCCGCAAACCTTGTGGGTCATCCACAGGGTACATACCCAATTGCAACTGAGGCTGATCGGGATCCCAACACTGGGGGCACACCAATATACTATAGTTCTTGGTCTTGATGATCTCTTTTCTCAAAACCGTCAACTTATACTGGAAGCCGCAGCGATCGCACTCCGAAATTGCATTCTTACCAGAGGCAAAC